GAACTACGCTTCAACCACGAAATAGGCAAAGGAATGACAACCGTAGATCCGGGGGCATGGATACATCTGAAAGCACTCAACCAGGGCGATGTTGCCTGGTGGATAGTTGTTGCTCAGGGTGGTACCTGGACCTTAATCCCTTAATTGCAATTATTATGACTTACATTACCGGAGCTCAGTTATTCGATAATCTCAACAGCCGTGTTGACATAAGCGTGCCAACCATTGCCGCCCGCGATACCATCCTCACCTTTCGCCGGCGCTGGGGCATGCTCGTTTCCGTGTACGACGATGGCATTCAGGCATATACATCCTGAACAAAAACAACAACACCCTGGGAGACAACACCAACTGGGCGAAATTCGAAACCGGTGGAGACCACAACTCCCTACCCAACATCCAGGGCGGCAACGCAACCGAGCGCTACCACCTTAGCGCGGGGCAGCACACAACCCTAAGCAAAATAACTGAAGCTGAAGGCCTTCCGCAGTGGGATGGTGATGAGTGGCCCGGCG